TCACCAGTTTTTATGATAGAGCTTTTTAAACTATTAACAAAAGGGTCATTTGGGTCAAAGTTAAAATCAAAATCTGGAGACATCACGTATTGGTATAGCTGAGTAAACTGTTGTAGTTCTGTTAAACTTAAAGACTTATCTAACTGAATATTTTCTAAAAATTTATTTGTAATATCTCTAGCTTGTTCTGGATTATTTTTAGCATATCTTAAAGTTTGTGAGATTTGATTTACTTGGCTTATTTCTAAATTTAAAGCAGACGCATTTTTTTCTAAAAAGTCTATGTATACTTCAGATGTTGTTTGTGCTAATAAATCTGCTCCTTCATCTTCTAGACTCTTCAATTCATTTTTATAAAAGTCAGTATTTTTATTAGAATAAGTTGCTAGAAAATTTTCTGTCTCTTTGTACATTTTCATCTTTCTATCTAAAAACTCTAAATTAGTTTCGTTTTCTGACTTAGTAAGAGCACCTAACTCTTGTTTCTTTTTATTGTAGTCAGTCACAAAAAGTGCTTGATTTTTAAAATCTGCATTAGTTCTTGTTGCTAAATTTTTATAAATATCAGTATCAAACTGAGTAGGGTCAATATAATCTGATTGCACTGCTCCTTCCATAGAAGGGTCATAGGTAGTGTTTAAAACTGAATCTTTTTTATTGTCTTTTAAAGCCTCAAAAAGCAAACCGTCTTCTGTTAATTGTAACTGTTTAGACTGATATTCTTGGTTAAATTTTATTTGTTGTTTTTGCATATCTATTTTTTCATTTTCCATTTGCATAGCACCAGCTTGTCTTATAACTTCGTTTGGAATTTCTGCTATAGATTGAAATACTTGATTTAAAGTATCTGCTCTTGCTACTTTTTGAACTGCTGCATTATTTGCAAAGCTTCTTATTACTGCCATATTTTCCAACAATTATCTTGGTTCGTAATCATCTTGGTCATCTGAACCTTCGAATTGGTTATCGTCATCTTTAGGGTCAAATAAATCAGCTAAGTCTGCTAACTTTATTAAGTCCCCTCTTTGTCTTGCTTCTAAACTTGATAGATATTGACGTGCACTTCTTACACGACCTAGTATTTCTTCATTTATATTATATAAACCTCTACCAAAATCAGATTGTACACCCATAAATCTTGTTGCTGCCTGGTCACTTACATCACCATATATATTTCTACCTAAAGCAAAACCTCTCTTACCCTCCATACCTCTTGCTTGCTCTAAGTTTCTAAATAAAGAATCTCTTAACAAAGACTCTGACATATCTCTTGCACTTTCAAGCTGTGCTGTTCTTTCCTGACGCATAAGCTGATACATTTCATTATCAGCGTCAGCTGCATCATAGATGTCTTGTGGGATTACAGACACGAATCGAGTAAGCTTCTCTAATTCAGCTACATCTGCATCAGGAAAGAAAGATTGTAATAATTCTAAAGGTGTTTGTCCAGGTTGCTCTGTTGCAGTTTCATCTTCTTCACCACCCATACCTCCGTTTACATCTGGGTCTCCATATGTTGTGCCCCCTGTAGGTTCATCTCCTATTATTGGGTCAGGTACAAGGTTTGGCATAGTAAAAGTTTCTGCAGTTACTGGGTTTGGTTGCCCTAATAAATTACCAGAACCAAGTCCAGCAGCATTACCTGGTGCAACTTGATTTGGATTTAATTGTTTGAAAGCAGCATCTACGTCTGGCATTTTAAAAGGTTTTATAGCCATTACTCTAACCCTGCCTTTATTAGTGCGTCAAAATCGTATTCATCTAAAATACGAGGTGTTACACTTAGGAGGGTGCTATATTCACCTTTAACATAATCAGGAGCACCGTCAAAATATCCTTCAATATTATTAAATCTATACCTGTCGTCAAATGCTAGTACACGTTCTAAATAACTATCAAGAAGACTAAAGTTCTCTCTTCCACCTCTTAATTTATCTAAACCTTTTAAAGCTAAATCTCTTTGCTCCTCATTTAAATTTAACAACCCATTTGGTACTTCTTCATAAATGTCAGATAACTCAAGAGTTGGAATATCTGTATAACCTATACCTTCTACAAATCTAGTACCTTCTACAAATCTAGTATCAGTAGCAGTTCTAGTATCAGTAGCAGTTTTTATAACAGTTGATACATCATCTCTTGCTGCAGCTTTTGTTGCTTCTGTAAGTTTTCCTGAAAGAGCACCTATTGTATCTTCTGGCTTTCCACCTGCTGATACTGTAAGCACGTCTCCTATGTAGTCTATAAATTTGTAATCATCACCTAAAATTTTTCTAGCTTCTGCAAAAGATACATCTTTAGTTATAGCATCAGCACCTTCACCTACTGGAACATTTAGTTTCATATTATCTAAAATAGCTTGTGTTCCAAGATTTGTTATAAAAGATGTTCCAGATTTTATAACTTGCATTTGTTCAAAGTCTGTATCAGATTGTTTTATAGCAGCTTCAAATTCTTCTGCTTGTTGATAAGCGTCTTTTTCTTTGCTTTTTAAAAAAACTAATTTGTCTCTTACTCTATCAGGAAGGTTTACTTTTACATCTTTAAATCCACCTGCTGCTGCTCCACCTAATAAACTACCAGCTGCTGGTAACGCTGCTCTTGCTGCTAAACCCAAAGCAGGGTTTGCAAGAGCTATACCTGTACCAACAAGTCCACCGACTAATCTACCTATTCCTGTTCCTTTTTTCTTTTTATTAAGCCTAGCCAAAGCTGCTGCTGCGTCTTTTCTAAAATCGTTTAGATAGCCTCTGATTATACCTTCACTTCTTAGTCCTTCAGTAGCTGTGTCGAATCTTGCTTCGGACATAGCACTATCTGCCTCTAGTTGTACTAGAGTATAGTCTTCTACTGCCTGTTGTCCTGGTGACTTTCCGTACATAATTGTAATCCCTCTTTAATTTATAAATATACTTGTCTTCATTTCTACTATAATCTATGGTTTTGGTAAAATGTTACCACTAGATACTACTGCTTCTCCTGTTTCAGCTTGTGCTTCTGATGTATCTGGCAGTGTAGCAAATAATTTTCTGTCGTCTGCTATTCTTACACCTTCTTTGATAACTTTTATAGCATTTTTTTGTGGTCTTTTAACATCTGAAAACTTTGCAAAAGTTTCTAACTCTCTATGGTCAGCTCTTTTGTATTCCATTTCAAATAGTTTACCAAATTCTTTTCTAATTACTTTTAGTTTACCGTTGTGGTATTGTAATATTTCTTCACCATTTTTCATACCATTGGTGCTCACTGCTCCTTTTCTGAGCACTTTACTTGTACCTGCTGCGTGTGTTGCTTTAGTTCTCACTATCTAACTCCCTTAGCTCTAGCTACAATAGTTATATCTTGTAATTCAAAATCTGTTGCTGTAGTTCCTACTATTTGTAGTTGTATAGATTTTTTAAATACTGGTGTTGTTATTACATACTCTTGAGTAATCAATGAACTTGAGTTTAATAAATTACTACCAGTAAATATATCATCATACGTAGTGTCATTATATTTTGCTTTGAGTTGTAATCCTGAACCATTGTTTTGATATGTCACATATACAGAATAATATTTTTTATCTACTGATTCTCCACCTTGTGTAAAAGCTGGTGTTTGAATATCTATAGATTGAGAAACATTTGTATCAACATCAAAGAACTTAAGTTTATTATTGTTATCACTGTTTAATGTATCATCTACAAAAGTACACAATTCATTATTTAATAATATAAAATTACTTATAGGTCTATTATCTGCTGCACCACCCATACTAAGAACATTATCTTCATCTATGTTTACAAAAGATTTTGTTTGTAAATCATAAATATATCCAGCGTCTGCAACATTACCACAATCTTTTACAACTAATACTTGATTTCTTTTTGGAACAAAGCCTACCATAATATTATCATTATCAAGATTTGTTCTCCAAGTTTCCTCTTTTATAAACTCTGAAAGTTTTTGTATACCTCTAGAAAATGCAAACAGTCCGTGCTCATTAGCCCATATAATACCTATGTCTGTTTTGATAACAGCATTAGGATTAGTTACACCACGATTTAAAAACTCTCCTTCAAGATACCAGCCAGCATCTGTGTTAGAAGATATGTTTATAATAAATAGTTTATTCTTTTTATAGACGAATAATCTATCTCTAAATTCTAATAATTTTACAATCTCATCTCCGTCATTAGCCCCAATGTCTATGAAGTATGTTTGTGGAAATGTATCATATCTTAATGTAGGGCTATATTGTATTCTATCTCCCATAATTTTTGTTTTATTAACAGCGTCTTTATACTTTACATTACCTACAAAAGCTCTTTGATTAGCTACTACTGCTGTCTTATATCCAAACGTATCATTGTAAAAATGTATAGCGTGTTCATTAGGTGCAAAACCATTTATAGTAGAATATGTTTCTATGTTTGCTTGTTTTACTTCATAAGCTGTAGTATCAGACTCGTCATTTCTAGAATCATCTGTTATTACATAATCTGTTTTAGCAGCAAAAGCATCAAACTCGTCAGTCAAAGA